TGCTCCATACTACCTGCCAAGTACGCCCTATTATATCTAAGACGATGCATCTTTAATCCTCTTCTGACAGTGAGAGAAGACTCCGATACCATCGGCTGTGACCATATAAATAGCTGTTTTATAAAATGGATTATTAGCCATAGGTAATAATATTTTTCTTTTTCTTATAACGGCAGACACAGTTCTTCCTTGAAAAGGGCCATCTTGACAATAAATAGTATGGATACCACTTTTATTGGCCATAACAATTCTCCCATAAACAAACTATCTTTTTATAAAGATCAACAAGAGTACCGTTATTATAAATTTCATAATCCCAGTAATAAGGCCAAGAATCTAATTCTATTTCTCTTGGATCATTTCCTTGTGGTAATCCATCACGAGTAATTTTAACAAGAACACCTCCTTTATTACGAATAGCTATTGCTTCATTTCGGAAGCCCATATCGGTAATAATAATAATATCAGATTTTATACCATTAAGCGCATAATCAATCCAAACTGATGATACAACTGTTCTAAGAGCATTTCCGGTTTCAATCCAAAGATCACGCGGTGACTTCTGTAATCTCGGTAAAATAATTTCTTTTTCATCACGATGAGTCTCATAGTAAATGGCTCGTTTCAAACCAGCCCATGCCCATAATTGATATGCAATATCTTTTAATTTACTAGCAAAAGATATTTCTGATACTTTTAATCCAGGATAATTAGATCGTAAATGAGTGCTAAGAAATTTTGCACTCTGATTCTTTCCTACACCTTTTTTATAACCAAACGCTATAATTTTCATTTTATCTTTCTTTAATTGTTCCATAAGTCCATACTCCAGATCGTTCTTCAACAATGAAATTGTTACTTATTAAATTAACAGCAATAAATTTATTATTTAGCAATAAAACATATTGTCCAAAATGATTATTAAAAGCATATATCATTCTATCTTTGTCTAATTTTTCCAGACTATCTAACACTGATTTTAACATCATTATACCTCCATTACAAGAGTATCTTGCCGGAGGGCATATTTATTAATACCTAATATATTTGGCTGAGTAAACGACATATTACCAATATGAAATTGTGCTTTATCACTCAGCAATCGCCCTTTAGGATATTTACTTGGCAATGAACGACCCATTCTTATTTTAGTCCAAGCTATAATTTCACTTGGATCAAGCCATTCATTGAATTTTATCCAAAGATCACTATATTTAACGCTTTCTCCTGGTGAATAAAAACAACATTCATCTAAGAATAATTCAAATGCATTTTTATTTAAATTAGCACTAATCTCTTTTTCTTCAGTCTCAATAACAGGTATGCTTAATCTATCAGTACATCGTGGTATTTCAATTTGAAAAAGTGTACCGAGAAATGAAGATGCTTCCTTATCTAATAATTTAAAGAAAATATCTTTAGGCACCATTTCAATAGGATCAAGAGGTGGGACTCTAATAACAATTATACGGCTATCTAATGTGAATACAGGACATTCATTAGGATTATTTCCAGTATGAATAAAATGTGCAATATTTTGTGCCATATAAGGTGTCTTACCTTTAGGATGTATTAAAATATCTTCGCCTGTAATCCAGTCTTTAATACGATTATATGCGTATTTATTTTGACGAAGATCACACTCATCGACAGCACAAATAATAGCATTCTTCATTTCTTCATTAAATCCTTGAGGATTAATTAATGCAGCTTTAACATCCATATATCCATTTGATGTTATAAGCAGTTTTAATGCTTCATGTAAAGTAGTTTTACCTGTTTGTTGTTCAGGAGAATAAAGAAAAAGATAAGGTAAATGTTTCAATGGATATTGAAATATTGATGCTATCCATAATCTTAAATAATCTGCTCCAGTAATAATACCATTAGCAACACACCATCCATCTTTTTTAACGGCAACATTTAATCCTGATCCGCATTGTGTTAATAATTTATCCCAGGTTTGATGAATAAAAGGTTCTTTTTGTTGTGGTAAATATCTTAATTGTGCTGCTGATTTATTCCATTCTCGGTTTCCTGGATATTCAGGTTGAAATGGCTTACTAACAAGTTTCCAACTTTCTATAACACATTTACCTAATGCATTATTGATTTCAAAATCATTTAATCCTAATGATTTTAAAGCTATTCTTAAATGATTAAGTGGCTCTGATTGCCAAGAGTCATTGGCTTTAAGAACCCATCCTGTATCCTGATCACCCATAACTAAATGTCTGATTATATTATCGTAATTTTGTGTTTCAAAATTATCGCTCGGTAGATTAGCATCAAATATTCTTTTCCACCATCCTTTTTCTTCTTTCCATCCTTTCATATCAACAGGATTATCATTTTGTTCTTTTTTAATAGCAATTATAATTCTATTACCATCTTTATGTGGTTTTATAGTAGACTGACGAACAGCAGCCCAATTCGGTAATTTAATCGAGGCACCTAATGCGGTAGCTGCATTGGCTGCTGTCTCAGCTTCATTAAAAAAGTATTCGCCTTTTTCAGACTCTATTCCATCATGAACACGTGCAACAATATCTAATGATGGCTCACGATTATAATAACAAGCTGTATACCCAGAAGCATCTTGAAACCAAGTTTCAGTTTCTTGGACTCCTAGAGTAAAACGTCTAATAGTCCATGATCCTTCTGGATGTTCATTAGGTCTTGCAAAACAATTATGATCCGGACGATCCTTACCAGTAGCAATTGTATTAAATATGCCTCTGAGATTAAGATCAGAATGAGCCTGTTTCAAATCCGCAGTATGGCAAACTAAAAGATTATTATCTTGATCAAACCACCATGAGGCTTGACTTTCTTCTAAATAATCTAATAATTTTTTATGAAAACTGTCTAATTTAACATGGTTATATTGTCCAGTTAATTGATCAAAAAGTGATTCATTGGTTACTTCACTAGGTATATTTTTTCGCCGTCTACCTTTTATAACTGGTATATGATCTTTCCAGTTAGGCGGAATATCATAACAAATTGATCCTTGTTTAATTAATTCAAGGCCATCAGTGCCAATCATCTTACGGTGCCAAATCCATATATTTCCACCACATATATCAACTTGATTTTGAAAATCAAAATTAACTGTAGATGACATTTTTCCTATAATAGCTCTGGATAATGCAGCGTGTTCATTATGATTGTTAGTTTTAATATCATTAATAAAAACATATAAATGAAGACCTTTTCCAGATGTAGATTTTCGTACTGTAACCCATGGAATTTCACTAGCAGCCGCGGTAACGGCATGTAATTGCTCTGCCGTTAATCCGTCATTGTGCCCGATTATACTATCAAAATCTAAAGCAATCCATTTAGATACCTTATTTTTCCAATCCCACCCCGTCATTCCGATAGCTTCGGCATGATCTTTTAATGACCATTTTAATTGGCTGTCCTCGTAATTAGGATCAGTTGCTGCGTTCCATGGTATTCTAAATGATTTCCATGTAGATAATCCATCGGTAAATCCACGCCACATTCGTCCTTTATATTCACCATTAACTTGTTCACCATTATCTTGAGCAACATTAACTTGTACTTCCATATTATAATCATATAATATAGCTAAATCTGCTTTAGTGAAAGCAGTTAAATAATTCTTGATTGCTTGAGTCTTGGTGATCATAAACTCATACCTTTAATTTTGATTTTAAAATCATTTGCCTAAATATTATAAAATCAAAATCAATTTTTGACCGATCTATTTTTGCGCGTCCGCGCGGAACACTGCTATACTACCCTACAGGAAAACAGGAAGCTTTGCCCCACAGAAGTAGGGTATTACAGAACAATCTTAGAAAATAGATTTGCTTAAAAGTAATGTATAAAATGTAAGTCCTTGTTTAACTTAGACTTAACAAAATATACAGTTATAATTGGTTCTACTTTGCTGGAGTGGAAAATAAATAAGAAAAATACTCCATATATAGATAATGAAACGAAGAATGTCTGTATTTTCGTAACTTGTTTTATAGTAACCATTTACGTCGATTCAGTATACAATTAGTTTTATAGTTACAATTCGGATTGAAAACGTGTAGGGTAAGATAGTCCTTATAGGGAAAAATAGATTGATATTGATTTTATTGAATTTTAGATTTTGATATTATAATCATTTGAAATTAGTATTATTTGATGTTTGAGTTTAATATCCATTTCCTAGGAGTCAAATCATGGCAGAGGTTAAAGTTGTTTCGCTTCTTTCAATTCGTGAGAATCCTGTTGCGCTTCGTGGAGTGAATACGGAAAGTGAGGAGTATGTTGGACTGCGTGATAGTATTGCACGTCTTGGTGTTTTGTCACCATTAAGTGTACGTCGTCGTACTGAAAATGTAAGTGGTTCTGAAGTTGAGTATTATGAGCTAGTTGATGGTCTTCATCGGTATACTGCTGCTAATGATGCTGGTCTACAAGAAGTTCCTGTGAATATTGTTTCGTTGGATAAGGCTGAAGTGCTGGAAGCACAGATTATGGCTAATATCCATAAGATTGAGACTAAGGCTGTTGAATATACTAAGCAGTTACAGCGTATTTTTGCATTGAATCCGACAATGACAATCTCGGATATGGCAACACGAGTTGCTAAGAGTCCATCATGGGTTCAACAGCGTTTGAATCTTCTCAAGCTTGAGAAGTCGATTCAAGAGTTGGTAGATGCTGATAAAATCACTGTAGCTAATGCAGTAGCTCTATCAAAGCTTCCTCCTGAAGAGCAATTACTTTATGTTGATCAGGCTATGACTATGAATACGGATGAATTTGCTCCGACAATTCAGACACGAGCAAAGGAGCTAAAGGATGCTGCTCGTGAGGGTCGTGCGTCTAAGCCGGTTGAGTTTGTTCCTGTTCCGAAGGTTCGTAAGACTAGTGAACTCAAGGATGAACTTAATGCTGGTTCCATCGGTCCTGAGCTTTGTCGCCAGGTTGGTGTAAAGACTCCGGAAGAGGGTTTCGCTCTTGCTATTGCTTTCGTTCTTAGTCTTGATCCGATTAGTGTTACTCAGCAAATAGCAGCTAATGAAGAGAAAAAGCGTATTCTCGAAGAGGCAAAGAAACGTCGTGCCGCTGAACGTGCAAAGAAGCGCGCTGATGATGCTGCTAAGGTTGCTGCTGAATTAGCTGTTAAATGATAGTAAAAGGTGTCCCGTTATATTCTAGCTATTAGCTAGGTTAAGGTAAGGGGAGATAACTCCCCTTACCATTTCATTAACCAAAGGAATAATTATGCCAAATGAACTCATACCTCAATTATCTAATATTGCTTTACCAGATAATAGTCTCAAGGAATTAACTACATCAGAGGAATGGCTTGGTCGTCTTCAACTTTATGGTCATAAATCTAATGCTGTAGCTCAAGAAAAAATTGAAGCTAATCATTACGGTATTCCTGAAGATGATGCAGTTATTGATCTAGGAAAAGAACTTGATGTTGTTATTCTTGCTTGGAGACCGAAAGCTCTTGCTGCAACTGATGATCCGATTGTAGAATCATTTGATCCTTTAAGTGATGTGTTTCAAGATGTTAAAGAACGATCTGGGGTCAAGGATAGTGGTTGTATGTATGGTCCTGAGTTCTTATTATGGGTTCCATCAGTAGAACGGTTCTTAACATTCTTTATGTCATCGAAGACGGCACGTCGTGAAGCAAGGAAGATGGAACCACTTATTAAATGTGCTGCGACTCTGAAGCACCGTATTATTAAGCAAGGCATTTACGTTTGGCCTGGTCCAGTTGTCATTGCTTGTAGTACCCCATTAGATATACCTGATATTGAAATCATTAAGTCTAAAGTTATTAAGTTCTTGAATCCACCTAAGAAAGAAGTAGAATTGGCAGAGACTACTGATCGTGAGGTATAGTTGTGATTAAAGTATGGCCTGTTGCAGTGTCAATGGTGAATTGGCAAAGCTTTATTAGAGAAACTAATGATGCAACAGGACATTCTCCAACTAAAGGATTAGATAATTGTAAAATTAAATTCTCAGATCATGCTAAACAGATAATATCATTAATGGAGTTTGTTAATTGTGAAACTACTCCATCAACGATTCTTTCACAATCAGATCGGGTGCTGGGGCATTTATTTTTCTCATTTATTATATTGGCCCCAGT